AATTCATCACCCTTCCCAACGGTGATCTTCTTCACGCAACCAGCGTGAATTATGAGGTTGTGGACAATGTTCTTCACTACTTTGTGAACTACAACTTGCCCATGATCCGCCCCGCAGAAGAAACCTATATGGAAACCTTGGAAACCGAGGTTGGAACTATTGGAGGGGATTAAAAATGCCTACAACCAGCAAAACCAGAAAACCCAAAACGGAGGAAGCGGCCCCGCCTGTTTCCAATGTCCCGGTTTTCACCAAAAGAAATATCCTGACCTTCAAGCGGTACGCCAACAGGCGTGATCTTCTGTCCGTTTTGCTGAAGGACGGGGAGGAATACACGATGGAGCAGGTGGACAGCTTGCTTCAAAACTTTTTCAAGAAAGGTAAGGTGAATTGATATGGCCCTTGGCGGCGGCACTTATTTGACGCAGAACAAGATTCTGCCCGGTGCATATATCAACTTCATTTCGGTTGCGAAAGCAAGCGCCACCCTCTCTGATCGTGGTATTGCGACCATTCCCCTTGAAATGAATTGGGGGCCTGAAGGTGAAGTGATCACCGTTGAACTTGGGGATTTCCAAAAGGATTCCCAAAAGATTTTCGGCTATGCGTACACGGCGGATGAACTGAAGCCCATGCGTGAGATTTTCAAGCACGCCCAAACGGTTCACTTCTTCCGCCTGAACGCTTCCGGCACCAAGGCCGCTTGTACCTATGCAACGGCCAAATACCCCGGCACCCGTGGCAATGATCTTCGCATTGTGATCGAGGAAAACGAGAATAGCCAAGAAGAAGCGAAACTGTACGATGTTTCCACCTTCCTTGGCACCGTCCAAGTGGATCAGCAGAAGGCCATTTCCACAGCGGCTGACCTGAAGAACAATGATTATGTGGACTTCATCAGCACCGCCACCCTTGCCCTGACCGCCACCACCCCCTTGACCAATGGGGCCAACGGGACTGTGGAGGATGCGACCTATCAGACCTATTTGGACAAAATGGAAGCCTATACCTTCAACGCTATGGGTTGCCCGGCCACCAAATCCACCTTGGCTGATCTGTTCGTGTCCTACTGCAAGCGCCTTCGGGATGAAGTGGGCAAGAAGTTTCAGGTGGTTACTTTCCGCAATCTGGCCGATTTTGAAGGTGTGGTGAGCGTGAAGAACGGTATTGTGGGCAACACCGAAAGTGCCGCCCTGATTCCTTGGGCAACCGGTGTGGTTGCTGGAACCGCCGTGAACAAGTCTGCCACCAACATGACCTATGACGGCGAATATGAAGTTGATACCGACTACACCCAAACCGAACTGGAAAACGGGATTTTGGAAGGTTCCTTCATGTTCCACTTGGTTGATGATGAAGTCAGAGTGTTGGAGGATATTAACACCTTCGTTTCCGTGACGGATGAAAAATCCGCTGATTTTTCCAGCAACCAAACCATCCGGGTTTTGGATCAGATTGCCAATGATATTGCGGTGTTGTTCGGCACCAAGTACATTGGCAAGGTTCCCAACGATGCTTCCGGGCGGATCAGCCTGTGGAACGATATTGTGAAGCACCATCAGGAACTTCAGAATATCCGGGCCATT